CAAAGGCAAAAGCCTTAGAAGCAAAGGAGAAAGCAAAAGCAAAAATCAAAAAGGCCAAAGAAGATAGAGAGAAGCAAAAACAACAAAGAAAAATGGAGAAAGAAGCCGAGGCACAACAAACTTGATCCTGAACAGATAAACCTCCAAATGTTCCCCCTGCTGCTAAACAATCTTTAGGGGTCATTTGTTGCACTAAACCATTGGGTAAAGTACAAGCTACTAAACCACCAATACTACCTCCTGCAGCTAAACAAGCTTCTTCTGTCATTTGTTTTGTTGTACCATCAGGTAAATTACAGGGTTTTAATTCCCCAGCACACAGTTGGATTATTATGTCTAACATATCTAAAATAGTAAGTACTTTCTTTAATTCTTCCTTAAGAATACTTAATTGGGGTAATCCTCCTGTTATTTTGGATTTGTTTTGTGCAATAATATCTTCAAGTTTTTGGATTCCTTCTGATGCTTTTGTTACATCAGTTGGAGATAAAAGGTTTGCACCATTTGGAAGTTTAATGCGACCTGTAACATCCACTATAATTTTTAATACAGGTATATTTGATTTTGATATTGATATTAACTTACTTGGAATTTCGAGATATTTTTCTATTTCATCAATCCCCTTATATAGTTTATTTAATTGTTTTGTTAATTTATTTTTTGTATCAATTATTTGATTTAACCCCTCAATATCAGCAGGACAGGTTAATTTACCCTCCAATAAAGATTTTATTTTAGATTGTACTTCAGGGGGTATAATCATGATTCTTCAGTTTGTTGTGCCTCGGCTTCTTTCTCCATTTTTCTTTGTTGTTTTTGCTTCTCTCTATCTTCTTTGGCCTTTTTGATTTTTGCTTTTGCTTTCTCCTTTGCTTCTAAGGCTTTTGCCTTTGCTTTTTGTCTTTCTTCTTTATCAGACATTTTTTTAATCATAGCTAATACTAAACTAGGATTAGGGACACCAAAATCTGCTAGCATGTTTAATATATAGGGAGTTAATCTTGTTTTTATTTCTTCTAACATTTGTTTTGATTTTTCCTTAATAAAATCTTTGTCAATTTTTTCTTCAGTTATAATCTTTTCCTGTTCCTCAGTAAATTCTTTTTGTTTTAAAATCTCTTCATCTGTACTTAGTTTTGTTGAGGTAAGTTTAGTTATACTTAAATCCTTTCTAATCTCATCTTTCTTGTCAGTAATCGTTATTTCTTCGATTGCATAATCTTCTATAGAAAAAGTTAATTTTACAATATTAGAATGTTCTCCTTCAATAAGAAATATACCATTAACATCAGAAGTAGTTTTAATACCATAATTATCTTCTATATTTACCCCAGCAATCCCCTCACTAGGATTATTACTATCTACAACAGTACCTTCAAAAAAATAAGGTTTTGGTGTTGGTGGGGGAGGGGGGGGGTTGGGGGGGGGGGGGTTTCTCTAACTATAACAGTTTCTAAAGATAAAGCAGCTTCATTAGCTAAGTCTATATTAGGAGCACTAGCCAACCAATTAGAAAATTCAAAAGTAACAACTCCATCTTTAGTAGCTATAGCGTTTTTTGAAGGACCTTTCCGTTTAATAGAAATAACATTTCCATCTGCTAAAACCCACATAGGATATGGTGTAGCATTTTCAAATTCTGGTTCTGTGGTTTCGGGTTCTGGGGGGGTTGGTGGGTTGCCAGAAGGGATTGTTGAAGCAATATTTGTAGGGATTGGTAAATCTCCATCCTCCATTGCCTCAGATATAACTTTTCCAGCCAACATTTCATAAAAAAGTCCATTATCATCGGTCTGGGGATTATACAGTTTTTTACGAGTAATACCCATCGCTTCACCACTATCACTTTCAAGATAACCTTCTAAATAAAGATTATCATCCCCAAAGAATCTTGCTTCTTCAAATTTTATAATATACCCATTAGTGAGTATAAACATTGGATATTGAGTATCGTTTGCTGCCATTATCTTGTTTTACTTACTCCAGATTTATAATTTTCCAATCTATCTAAAAAACCTTTTCCATCACCCTTTATTGCTTGTTTTAATGTACTGGCAACCATTGTAATAGAACCTGCTGATTGTGGTACCCCTGTAGGCCATAATTGTGTATTAGATAAAGCACTACATAGAGTACTTAATAAGCTCATTATTGTACTTAATTCCCTTAAAAATATATCTCCTAATATTATAGATTCTTTAGCATTTTTATCACCTAATTTTATTGAAGGTGAATCAAATACCATTTTGGGGGCTTTTATGTTTACAGAACTATTACCCCCTAAAAATATAGATTCTTGAGCACTTAATAATATACTATCTGTTTTTGCATTAAAAACTAATCTATTAGAATTTATAATAACTTGGGGTTCTTTAAATTGAGTTGGGTCTGTAGGGGGTATATCATAAGATTCATAATTATAATTTTTTACTGATATGGGTATTAGCTGATTGGAAGTAATATAAATTGAAGATAAATCTTTATTTATATCTTCAACAACAGGTACCCAACCTTCATCAGATGATTCTGGGTTTTGGCCATTTCTAATAATTATAAGGGGATCCCCATTTTGCCCACTATTAGACCAGTTATTATAAGGGGGGGTAAATCCTTCTTTTTCATAATATTGGCCAAAATATGGGTCTGCTGCTGAGTTATCTGCAAAGGGTGCTAATGGGCCTATAAAGGAAGATCTATTAAGTGGAAAATTAATACTAGCGTTTGCAGTTGAACCAAATCTTATACTATTTCCAAATCTACCTTCATACATTATATCACCAGCAAAGGGTAATAATGGGTGGATATTACTTTGTTCTCTAAATGTGTCTTGAGATGGATTTTCAGAGCTATTTAAATCAATTTCTGTTGAACCGTCTGTTACTCTTCTTACAGAACCTGCTGAAGTTTGTTGGTAATCTTTTTGTTGAGAAGGAGGTAAATCAGAAGTAGTAATTGGATTAGGATAAGCATTATGGTGTGGACTATTCCAAATACTTATTACATTAATATAGAAATATGATGTTGATGTTGATGATTGGCCCATTTCTTTATTGGGTAACGTAAAAATAAGAACCATTTCATTAACTAAAGGAAAGGATGATCTTTGTGGAGATAAGGGTTTAGCTACTATATTATTACTACCAACAAACTCATTGCCTTGTGCTTCAAAAAATATAGTCCCTATACCATTCCATTCACCATAGTTTTGGAATTTTGGGTGTTGGTCATTTAAAATAATATCAGTTACTCTTCCTACAAATATTTCATTTTGGCCTGAGAGTAATGCTTCCTCAACTCCTCCTCTCCATTTGCTTTTAAAAGCAGTACTTACAGCAGCTCCAAAACCTTTTCTATTTACCGTCATTAATCTTCGTTTTGTGTGTCAGGATTTTGTAAATTTTCTATTTCTTGTATTAATTGTTCTTTTTCTTCTTCAGAAAATTCAATTCCCCCTGCATTATCACCTTCAGTTTGAAATATACGTTGAAGAATTGTAGCAACTTTTACTAATGCTTCATCATTTTTAATACCTAATTCCATATATTCCTTTATTAAAGGAACAATCATAGTAGCATCCCCAATATCTTGAATTAAGGGTTTTAATTCTTTTATTAAAGATGTAATTTGATTTTCTTTTTTCTTCTGATTATCGTAGATTTCTTGAAGAAGTTCGGAATATTTTTTTCCGTGAAAAATACCTTTATCTAAATGATTCATAATTATATGTTTTGGTTACATATAAATATGAAAAGTTATACCTTCTCAAAGTTAGTATAACCATTTTCTAAAAAAAATATATAATTAGATTTGAAAATATTATATAATTTATTTGCTATTTTGGTAATTTTAGGGGTTTTGACATCTACCATTTCTCTAATGTAAATATAAAGTGCTTTTTTATTAAAAATATTAATTTGTTCTCTCTTTCTAAATAGTTCTAGAATGGCATCTGCAACCTGTGCATCTCCTGATTTAGGAAATAAAATATAAATATTATCAGATATATAATTAGTAAACTCATCTATAAAAAAAGAAAGATTATCTATAACAGGTTCATCCTCTAAATCATAGGAATATGTTTCATCTTTATATAAATCATCTACTGGTGCAGTTGATACTCTTTTATTATAATTTTTAGTATTATATACTATTAACCAACGTTTTACTATAGTACCAAAATAAGAATAAGCTTTAGCTCCTCTGGTAGGGTCAAATAAATGTATCTTTGATAATAAAAAAGTAATAATTTCATGTTGAAGGTGTTCAATATGGTCTACTTCAGTATAATAAAATTTAAATGTATGAATTATATTTTCCGTGAGTTTAAAAAAAGGATAATGAATTTCACTTTCATATATCCTACTTCTCAACTCAGAATCTGCTGTATTATTATATAATACTATTGCCTTTTCTGTTTCTTGGGTAAAATAATTTCTTGACTTGGGTCTTCTTTTTTTAGTCACACTCACTTAAGTCTTTTTACTTTAAAATCATTTAAAATATCTTGTATTTCTTTTACTGAATCAAAAAATTGTCCAACTTCATCATCAGCCTTAAAAACACCACTATGATCGATTTCTTTTAGTTTTTTATCTGATGCTTCTATTACTTTAGATAAGGTATCAAGATATTCTAAATAACTCATCAAAATATCTTCCTGTTTTTCATTCTTCCGTAGGAGGTTAATAGTCGTAAAACCTAAGATTACGACTAATATACCACATAGGCCTATTATTATTTCTATCATAAGTTACTTAACATGTCTTTTAGTCCTTTACTTTTAATAGTACCAAGTGCTTTTGATCTAGTTGAGATTTTATTATTACTATTTAATTTATAATTTTTCTTTTTGGGCTCCAAATCTTTTTGAAATTCTCCTAACCACTCTTTTTCAAATTCAATCCGAGAGGCTAATATATCCGCTTGATGAATTATATATACTAAAGAAGTACGTGGTTTTAATTCAGGCATATAATTTTTAAGATATGGTTCGTTTGAGGAATCATATAAACCATCATGTAATTTAATAGATAACCATTCCTTTTCTGTTGGGATGATTCCATTATCTACTAATAATTTAATAGAACGATCTGGAACAGACATATATGTTAGTTTCTTATTAAAGGAATACATTTCACCCATATTCTTTTTCCTCCATTCATCCTGAGATGGTAAATGAGCATAATTGTCTTCATCCCCCATTTTACCAAGATCATGATTTAAAGATGCAAATACAAGTTCTTCTTGGGTCCAATTTTCTTCAACTTCAAATGCTTTCCAAACCTCTGCAAATTTAATAGCACTTTCTATAACACGAATAACATGGTCTACATAACCACCGGGAAATGCATTGTGATATGCTCTTTTATGAGATGCAGGCATCATCATAATTTCATCCTGGTGTTTCTTATAAAATTTTATTAGTTTTTCTTTTCTTGGGGATTTAATATATTTTTCAATATAACCCACAAGAACTTTCCAATTGTCTTGGATTTGTTCTGCATTTAAATTCATAACTTTTATCCTTCTCTTTCTACTATATCTGTTATATCCTGAGATAATTCTTGAATGGATTTTTGTGTTTCATTAATTTCCATTCTATTTCCACCTCTATGGATATTCATATCTAATTTTCTTAATAATCCATTTAATGTCTGGAGACGACGTAATAATAACTCTTTATTTTTCATATGTTTATTTGCATTTAAATGTGGGGTAACCCTGTCACCTTATCACCTTTTTTTATTTCTACTTTTTCTAACAAACCCGTGGTGGGAATATAATAACTTATTTTTGCAAAGCCAAATCTTTTTTTAAATAATCCAATATTTCTTTTAAATAAGCACATTTTTCATATTCTTCTAGCCCTTTATAAAAATTAAGAGTTAATTTAATGGCTTTTTTAAATTCTTTAGTATTATAAACCTTTAAACTTTCCTGCCATTCTTCTTCATCTAAACTACATTGGTGTATAAACTCCCATCCCCTTTCAAATGTAATAGTTTCTCCAGCTTCTTCTAATTCAAAAATATTTAGTTCAGGTTTAATATTTCTAAATAAATTAATAATCCTATCCTTATAGGAAAGGTGATTAAATATAATTTTTTTAAACATACCTAATTTAAACATAGGGGTTTCTTTAAAATCCTCTAGTTTTTGAATGTCTTCAACTTCTTTTCTTGTATAAAAAGGTGGATTTATAGGGTCTTTTCCAAACAAATTAAATATTCGATTAATGTCCATGCTTATAAATATAAATAAAAACAAAACAAAAACCAAATAGATTTTACAGTTTCGATGGAAGCGATGATTTAATGGAAATATCATTGATTTTCAATGTAAAATAGTTGAATTTGCGACAAAAATGGGTGCATTAGCACCCAAATTTGCAAGATTATGTTTTAATTAAACAACGTATTCTAACGCAAGTTCAAACATTTCTTTGTTGATTTTTTGATCTTGTTTGAAGTTTTTAATTTCACGAGCTTTACGAACTTTATTACCAACAATATAATCAAAATCCCCCGTAATAATTTTCTCTTGAACAACATTAAATATACTCCATAAATCAGTTCCTTCATCTTCTTTACGAACTGGTGTTAACAATCCCTCAATATCAATTGAAAGTCGATTTAACTCTTGATCTGTAAACCTTGTTGCAAGGGCTTTATTAGCAAATTCAACTGCTTTTTCTTGCTCTAATTCAATGGATTTCATTTTATTCATTGATTCAACTGTCAAAGGCAGGTTTTCAACCATTTCTCTAATTTGGGTTTGTAGTTCTTTAAATGAATAACCCATATGACGAATTTTAACGGCTTCAAACTGAGTTTCTGCAATTACTAATCCATTTGAACAAATCAATCTATAAAGACCGGCTTGGAATTGGAATGAATTTTTCCCATCATGGCTATTTGTTAATAGAATTTGTGGATAAACTGTATCGTTATCACTCCCATGAATAACAACATCTGGATTCCTAAATATTACTAAATGCTTTTGAACACCTTTAGTTGAATCTTTTCTAGCTGCAACTTCTTGAACTTTTACAACATCCCAACCTAGGGTTCTCATATCATTAATAACCTTAGTTGTAGGAATATAAGTATAATGTTTTGAAACCGCACTTGAGGGTTTTTTAGTAAATACTGAGGGTGCAACTTCCCTAATTTCTTCATCATCCATAAATGGACTTTTTTGCATTTCATCTGAATTTATCATGATTTTTGTTTTATAGTTTTTACATTTTATTTACGTCGGGAATATACGAAAGATTTCTTGGGGCTCCAAGTTTCCTGTGAATTACTCTTGTTTTTTTTATAAAAAAGGAGGGCTAGAAACCCTCCTTAATTACCATATTATGTGGTTTTATTTAATGTGATTCTTTGCTAATAAGCACTTTTTCTGTTCTTCCATCTTCATATTGAAAGAAATAAATACCATCATTTAAATAATCAACACCTACCCAAATGATTCTCCCTAAAATATCAAATACATAAATAGGTTCTTCATTTTCATATTGAATTTTAACAGCAACTATATCACTATATTCCCATTTTCCATCAAAATCAACTTGACGAAATCTATAATAGCTAATTCCTGGTAAGGGGAATCTATCATCATAGTAATATTTAAGAGATTCATTAGTAGTGCCATGTCCATCTACAAACCCAATTACATCCCAATGACTTCCATTTGAACTTCTTTGAATTTCAAACCGCTCATTATTAACTTCACTAACAGTTTCCCATTTTAATCTTACATGTTCATTAGTAATGACTTCTGCTTCAAAATATAATAATTCAATTGGTAAAGGATCATTACCACTACCTACTCCCCCATCAGAAAATGAAGTAAATCCTAACTTTTGAGCATACCCTCCAGATACTGTTCTTCCTGATGAACCCCCGGTAGGAATTGTAGTTGTTGCATCGTGGGTTTTCCAATCAGCATAATTAACAGACCCACCATCTCTTTTTACAATGGTAAATTTGTCATCTTCTAAACCAGATATATTTGCTATATAATAGTTTAGTCCATAACTACCACTTAAAAAGGTTCCACCCATACTTGGTGACATTGTCCAAATATTTCCTTCATGAATATTAGTTATAGGAGTACCATCTTGAACTGCTGTTATATTACCATCAACATTATTCCCCGTTTCAGTAATCGAAGCAACACTCATTTGAACAAAATCAAAACCACCAGGCAAATTCATATTATTATTAATTAAATCTGCTCTAAAGTAATTTGTAGATCCTGCACCTTGTCCAATTGGGAATGAATAGGTTCCTGTATTTGGAGCTATGTACCTTCTCAAATTACCATAAATAAAAGATAAACCACTTCCTCCTGCAATAGCTGAAGCAGAAGTGTTAGTAATAATTAATACATTACTACCTGTAGAAATAACTCCTCCAACTAATCCTAAGCTTCCACCAACTGTCATATTATCATTTAGTGTTATACCATAGTTATTATTTATAGTAACATTGTTAAATGTATATCCATTACTGGTAACAGTTGTAGCTGAAGATCCTGTAAGTAATATATCACTCCCTGATGTTGAAAATAAATTATCTGTTAAATTTACATTCCCACTAATTACAAGGGGTGTATTTGATAAATCTATAAGCTTAACATCATCAATTGCAATATCACTATCAAAGCTAGTTCCAGTTACAGCTTTAAATCTTAATGTAACTGAAGTTTGAGAAGTAAAATAAGCCAAGTCAACAAATGCTTGATACCAACCCATTCCTTGATTATTTACAAATGCGGTATCCTGATTCCCTAATTCAATAGGTAAATTACTTGACCAAGTAGCTCCATTATTAGTACTTGCTTGAATTGTAAGTCTACCCATAGTAGGAACTGTATTAGATGAATACATGTTATACCAAAAGGTTAATATAGGACTACCATTCCCACTTAAATTATAAGGTGGTGACCACAATTCAAATGTCTTACTTGGAAAATTTGGTGTGCTTGATTCAACCAATAAATAAAATCCACTAGAAGTTCCAGGATTATGGTCTGGTTGAGATGATCCTGTTCCATCACCTGGTCCTGTAGTTGTTGAACTAGTTCCACCTCTATCTGCTCTCCAATCTCCATCATCACCAGTCACATTTCTCCAACCAGTAGCATTAAATATAAATCCTGTATTAGATGCAGTTGCAGAATGATGGATTTCAGTTTCAAAATCTGTTTCATCTGGATAAGATGTTACCGCAGCTACAGGAACAGTTGCTAATGTACTTGCAGCAGAAGTTCCACCTACGTTTGTTGCAGTTACACTTATATCACCACTTGTACTTCCTGCAGTTGCTGTTATTGAATTTGTTCCACTTCCTGAGGATATAGACCATCCTGAAGGAACTGTCCAAGTATAAGTGTCTACA